CTAGGGTCTCCCAGGAAAGCCTATCACTAGGCTTATCCTTGAGTGCAATCCCACCTTGGTACTGGTTTATGGTACCCACAGGCGGGGCTTCAGTGAACCACTGAAGCATAGCACTCATCCCATTGGCTTGTTTACGTCGTGATTGGGAACGCAAACCCCATACACGAACCTCTTGCCTATGGAGGCGAGGGTTCCATCTCGAAGAGAGGTGGTCTACCTTACTTCCACAGTAGGAGGCTAAGCCTTGGGCACCACTGGAAGGTCCCACTACCGGGAGGTTCTTACGAACCCAGTCCGGTAGCGTCGATAACGCAGCCTCCGCAGCTCTCCACATACCTGCTCGATGCAGATTGTTGGAGAAATCTACGAGAGACTGTCTTCCAGTGGGTGTGTCGGCACTGATGCTCTTGGGCTTCACAGGGGTTACATCAACCCCCATAAAAGCGTCAAGGCCACAGGATTCCCGAAAGAATCCCGTGCTGAACGTCTTGTCTTCGTTAACAACGAGTCCAAGATAGCGCAGGAGTAGCATCAGGTCAGCATACCCAGTATTTGGCATAATAATATCATCGCCAAATACTCGAACCGTTGACTTAAACCGTTTACGGTATCCGCTCAGCGTGCGTCCCGGCAAACATGCCAGAACACAGCACAAAAAGAAGATACTTTGGACGGGAAAAGTCAGAGCAGTACCCTGGGTGGCAAATTTCCGAAGGAGAATATAATTCTCTCCCAAGGATGGTGAGATTTCCTCACGCAACCACCGTGTCCTGCTGGCGTGGATAGCGTTGAGCACAGAAGGGTTCGCCCTCCATGCTCTTTCTATCGCCCAGCAGGAGAGACGATCTGATGCTGATTTTAAATCAACAGTCACCAGATCACCTCTTAGGGACGCTAGGGCAGCCATACGACGAGAAGGTTCCTGATCATTAATCGTGACAAAATCACGACCAAAGATTTTGGTCATTTCTCGAACCAAGAAGTCTGCCGTCAACTGTTGACACCATTGGTGTGCAACAGGCTCTTTGGCGATAAGCCTAGGA